TCTCTTCCAAGATTTGGGCGAGGCAGACGCGCCACGCATCAATGAGGAGGTGTCCAGCCTCGTCCGATGCGCTCGGTGATTCTAAAAAGGTTTCGGACTTCTCGATTAAGGTCATCGCGATTGCCTTTTTCGGGCGGCGGTTTTTCCAGCGGCGGTTTTGCCAGCGTAGCGGTGGGCGCTGACGGCGGTGCATGCGGTCCCGGCGCAGCCGGAATCTCGCCCGCTGCGCTCAATGGCACCACTTGCTGCTGCACGCGGGGCTCATCGCCAAACTTGACGTCGGGAAGACCTTCGTAGTTTCTGGCCTCATTCGGCGCATAGATGCCGCCTTGCACGCCGCGCGCCAGCGCCTCGATCCGGTCCTTGTGCGCCGACCGGAGCAACGCCGCCGTATCAAACTCGACGTATTCGTCGGGCTGGCCTTTCAACAAGAACAGCACGCCGATAGCTTCCTCGATGTGGTTGAGGCAGAAGCCCAGACCAGAAGCAATCCAACTCTGCATCAACAGCTCGGTCGAGCTGTAGGTCGCGCCACCGAGTCCGAGAATCTGCAACGGGATGCGAAACGCGAGCGCGATGTGCTCGTTGGTCAGCTTCAAAATCTCGGCGGTCGCAGCATCCTTGCCACCCACCGCCCACGGCTGCACTTTCAAGCCCGCCGTTAGAATTGGCGTGCCGCCTTGATGCAGGCCCTTGGCCTGATCATTCCAGCGATCACGCAAAGCCTGCACCTGGTCCTTGTCGAGCGTGAGATCGGTTGACAGCACGGCGCTCGGTCGCGCCTCGTTCATGTAGAACGATTGCTGTTGCCGCGCGATGGCGTTGCCGACGCCGATGTCGCCGTAGGCCGCCAGGATTGGACTCTCGCCAATCAGCGGCACCGGATAGCGCTGGCGCTCGGTGTGCAATTTGATGTGCAGCACGTCGCGCGCGGGCACGAGCAACGTGGCCTCGCCCAATCGCGCGGTGATCACGTCGTTGCCATGCAATTGATAAAACACCTCGCCATTGGCCGCGAGGCGCGGAAAGGATTGCTCGGGCTTCATCAAGTGCCATTCGTCGATCTCAAACCGATCATTGCGCAGACACAGCGCATAGGCATTGCCGGTGAGATAGAGCGAGCGCACCGTGTTAAGCAGGAAATCGCTGATCGTCTGATAGTCGTTTGGATAGCGCAGCAAACGGGCGAGAGCCGAGTTTTTGACTCGGTCCCGCCCGCCTTTGCTGTTAAGCCGCCAGTGATCGCCCGGACACATGGCAACCGTTTGCGCGTAAGCAGACACGCAAGCCTCGACCATCGCACTTTGCGTGGACGTGCCGATTGGATCGTAACCCAATTGCCACCAATTGGTGTACTTGCCCACATCGGCAGGCAACCAGCCGCCCGTGATTGGCAGATACCAAGGCCCCGGATGGTATTGGCCCTCGGCCTTGCCAATCAGGCGAGACGTTATGCGGTTCAGCCAGTTCGCCACAACTTACTCGGCGTTTCGATGCTGCCGGGTCTGATAGTTTTGAGGCTTGGCGTGCGGCTTGTCCGCTTCGACTTGTCGCGTGACATACGGATCAGGTCCGCTGCCATCGTCCTCATGTACGAGGATGTGCGCGCCGCACGCCGCGAGATCATTCTCCTCCTGCGTCGGCGTCGGCTTGCCTTTCGCGCGCTCGGCATATTCAGCGCGCGACTTGTCGGCGAGCTTTTTTTCCTCGGCGAGCGCTTTCTTCGCCGCCTCGGTCTGCGGATCATCTGCTAGTTTGGTCATTGGATTATGCTCCTCATCTTCGATTTTTTGCGCAGGTGATCGCTCGCCGTGCGCAGGTCCGTGCGCAGTTTTCACCGCGCACGGTCAACGCTTGTTACCAAGTGACGCTCTGGGTCCACGCCACGGTGCCCGCCCGACGCTGGAGCCAGTTGAGCGGCATCACCATGCGTAACGCGAGCGAGTCAGTCTGGAACAGCGAGCGCTGTGGTGCAGCGACCGTGCTCGGTGACGCGACCAGATCGGTAGGATTGGTATCCTCCATGTGCAGGGTCGCCTGATCGCTCATCTCCATACGCGGAGCCTCGCCCCCGACCACCACGAAGTCGGCGGCGTCAACCAAGATCAGCGTCTTGGCTGCAACCGTCGCGGAGTCGATGAGCGGGATTCCGTTCAACGTGCCGCCGCGGATTTCGTCGCGGAACGGGAAGATGCCGGTGTTAGCGGCACTCAGCATTGACGCCCGGAGCAGGTCCGTTTGGTTCGCAAGCCAAACGAGATTCCGCACGTTGCCATAGGTGTTCGCCGAGATTGAGTTGATCAATCCAACGATGTCACCGACCAGAGCGGCAATGCCACCGCCTACCGTGGCAGTTGTCGCCGCGACACCATTGAGCAGGCCAGCGGGCCTGATCGTGGTTGCGGGGTTGGCGTCGATCAAGACGCTGTCAATCGCAACGCTCGTGTCGTCCGAGATCGCCTGACGGATCAGGCCCTCGATAGCAGGCACCGAATGGTCGCCCATTTCACGGGTCCACGTGGAAATGACGGCCATTTTCTTCGGCACTAGCGTCTGCGAGGTGAACGCGCCCTGACGGACGGGGATTGCCAATCCCTCACCAACGAACGAGCCTGCGAGGCTCGGCGTGCGCGACCGCGTCGGGATCACGATGCGGCCAGACGCACCGAAGCTCAGTGTCAATCCCTTGGGCGCGAGGCGAGTAAGAATCGCCTTCGGCATCAAGAGCGGCATGAGATCGGCATAGGTCTGCTGCACAAGCTCGGCGGCCCAGCCCGTGACCGTGGTCATGGCTGGCGCAGAAGCGGCACGCGTGACGATCTCGCACATGGCTTTCGTGCCGTCGTCGTCACCGTAAACCTTCTGCCGCGTCTCCTCGACCGACCTGTTCGTTGCCTTGGCGATGTAAGTCACCACAGCACCGCGCACGAGATAGTCCATCAGATCGAGGTCTTTCTTGCGCGTGACGATGACCGCGGGCGCTGCGACGCGCTCGGTCGTCATCGACGTTGTCGCAAGCGCACGGCTGCGCACCGTGCCATTGCCGGGATCGCCCTGCGACGATTTCCCCAACAGCTTCTCGGAATCAATCAGCGCCGCCCGCGTCTTTTCGAGTTGGTTGATCTCGGCGTTGAAACGTCCCGTAACTTCCAAGTCAGTGTCGCTGACGTTGGTGTCGTCCATCTTGGAAAGATGGTCTTCCAGTAGATCCCGCTTGGCGACGATCTGCGTCTCCAAGTCGGTAATGCGTTGAGCAAGGCCAGACATGGCGGTGCCCTTTCCATTCACGAGGTGCTTAGGCTTGCTCGCCGTGAACCCGCGCCGCCTGATGCCCGTGTCCTTGTTGCCTTGCTCGGCGAACACGAGATCAATCGTTGCAGGGGATATTTTCAGAGACTTCGCAATGGCCAGCGCGTTCGGATTCGCAGGCACGCTGACCAGTGAGGTTTCGACTAGCTCGCTCTTGGTGAAGAACGATCCGAACGTGGATTCTTTGCGCGGCTTCGACTCCATTGGTCGAAAGCCGACGCTGACCGCGCGCAGAATGCCTGCCTCGATCAGCTTGCGGATTTCATCGATCCGCGCGCTCGTGCCTTCCGGCGCGAGTTCAAGATGGCCGCGCAGCTGCTTGTCCTCGACACGCAGATTGCGCCACCTGCCAATTGGAAAATCGCTCTTGTGGTTGAACAGCGCGATGGGATTGCGCTTGAAGTTCGCCAAATCCCACCCGTCCGACATGATCACGTCGTCCATGCGGTCGGGCGTCTCGTCGCTCAGCACGAACTCGAGGCCATTGACCTTACCCGCGTGCGTCTTGTGCTTGATGCCGCGCGCCGCTCTGCCTTCGTCGTCGCTGTCGTCGCCGCCTTCGTTGTCCCAGATCACCTGACAGGCGTCTTCATCGCCGAGTTCGTCGATGCAGCGGTCGAGAAAATCCTGTTCGCTCTCGCCGTCTTCGGGCTCGATGTCGGCTTGCTTGACGGTCTTATCCAGCATTGGATTTCTCCACTCTCATGAAGGCCAGCCACGAATTCTCGACGTGCTCGATGGGCCAGCCTTCGGCATGCAAGCGATTGAGCGCCTGCGTCACTTCCACAGCGGGGTTAGAAAAGTCGTGCCAGACGATGATGCCGGCACCTCGGATCAATCGGCGTGCGAGCCTGCTCTCGTGCAGCACCGCGA